CGCTCCTGCCGCTCCTGCCGCTCCAGTCGTACCGCAAGCCCCAGTTATCCCAGCGCAACAAGTGGTACAAGCACCTGCCGCTCCTGCCGCTCCTGCCGAAGCTGCTGCGAACTTCTTAAGTGGTAACACTGCTATCCCTGCGCAACCATCCGCAGAAGCCGTAGCCCAACTGGTACAACAGTCCGCAGCGATTATTCAAGGCAATTAACCCAACAGGGGGCGCAAGCCCCCTACTTAGATAAGGAATCTACCATGTCTGAAAAACAACATCTGCTCGCCCCACTGACCGACAGCCGTGAGCCAGCCCGCTTCACACAAGTGGAAGCCAAGACCTACGAATGTATTACCGATGATGAACTTCCTGAATGGCAACGTGAGTTCTCGAAATGGACTTGGTACACCCAAGCACCCATGAGCGTATGGAATCAGTACGTCGGCGTGGCCCATCAGACTGCGACCAAAATCGTACACGGTGGTCGCGTCCGTCTTGAAGCTGACACCATCGCAGCAATTCAAAAAGTAACTGCGGCACTTATGCACTTGTTTAATAACGGTGTCTTACCATGTTCAGACCGTAAGGCGTTCGCAGGCATTTTGAAAGTTGGTATGGATGCGATAGACTGGCAGAATTTTTACGCTTGGTATCAAGCGCAACAGCAACAAACACAGCAGATTGTAGAGGGCGCATAACCGCCCTCGCGGTAGGAGCGGAAAATGTACCACCAATTTTTACAAACAGTTGTCAGCCCTAATGGTTGGAACTGCATTACGGAAATCCACCCGCGTCAGGACGACCCCAGTCGGACGTGGGCGCGTAATAACCCGATACAGTTCAGCAACGCCGAAGCCACAGACGCATTCATTCAAGGGCTTCAGCAACGCGCCGTCGAGACCTACTTCGGCTTGGCGAGCTACGCACAAGTACCGGTAGATGGTAAAGGCTTCCGCGCACAGACCAACGTGCTGGCGTTGCGCTCATTTTGGTTGGACATCGACGCCGGCGCATCCAAGTACGCCAAGCATGGCGACACTGTGTACCCCACACAGGCGGCGGCACTGGAGGCTCTGAACGACGAGATAGCCAAAGGGGTTCTGCCAAAACCGACCTATGTGGTATCAAGCGGCGAGGGGCTTCATGTGTATTGGTGTGCAACCGAGGACATCGCCCCTGCCGAGTGGCTGCCTGCTGCGGATAAGCTGGGACAGTATTGCAAGTCGGTCGGCCTGCGCGTGGATGGCTCACGCACGACGGACACGGCGAGCGTATTGAGACCAGTTGGTACAGTCCACTTCAAATCCGGTAATCCTGTCGCCATCTCCAGCGTGGGGAATCTGTTTACCAAACAGCAACTGCTGTCGCAGTTCTCCGCGCTTCCTGTTGCGAACACACTGCGTGGTATGCAACAGACGTACAACCCGCTTGCCGGTCTCGGTGCGCCGCCTACGGCTATGCCTGCCGGTATGTCGTCCTCGATGGACGGCTTCGCAGAGTACAAGCCTGCCAGCTTCGGTAAGATTATCGACAGGCAGAAGTATGAGCGCACAGGCTGCGCCCAGTTGTTGTGGGCGTATGAGAACCAGCAGGACGCTGACGAGCCGACATGGTTCGGCGCGTTGTCCGTGGCACAGTTCTGTGTGACCGACCGCGAGGAGTGGATACACAAGTTAAGCCACCTGCACCCAAGCTACACGCGTGGCGAGACGGAGGCGAAAGCAGCACAAGCCAAAGGCCCACGCAGTTGCGCCAGCTTCGAGGCCAACAAGCCCGACCTGTGCAAAGGCTGTCCACACTATGGCAAGATTACCAACCCTATCGTGTTGGGGTACGAGCCGCAGAACCGTCCGACCATCGTCATCACGCCGGTAGGTTCAGACCACACGCAGACCGATACGTTCCTTGTGCCGGAGTTGCCGTGGGGTTTCTATCGCGGACAGAACGGCGGTGTGTACACCGACATCCCTAAAGTCGGTCCGGATGGTAAGAAGTCTAAGGACGAGATGGTGGCATTCGAGGTCTGTCGTCAAGACACCTACATCTTCGAGCGCGTCCGAGACGGCAGCAACAAGCAGTTGTACCTGTGTCGTTACCACTCGCCGCACGACGGCGTGGTGGAGTTCCAACTGGACAACACCAACATCAACTCCCAAAAAGAGTTCAAAGACACCATCACAGGCGCAGGTCTGCCGATTGATGGTACAGAGCAATGGAAACAACTTATGAGCTTTTTCAACCGTAGCCGTACCAAGATGATTAACGCTCGCGCTGCTGTGACGGCTGTATCGCAAATGGGTTGGCAGGAAGATGGTAAGGACTTCGTACTGGGCGACGTGGTTATCACACGCACCGGTACACGCCCTGCGCCATTGGGCGACAGGGAAGTGGCGCGTAAGCACGCTAAGGCGTTCAAACCGTCCATGACCGGCGATGCTGCCGACGCTCAACTGAGCCTATGGCGGTCTATCCTTGCAGAGATGTACGGTAGCAAGCAGGCAGTTGCCAACCAGTTCGTTATCGCTTCGGCACTGGGTGCGCCGTTCAGTTCCAAGTACGCGTTGGAGAGCCACGCAGGTGGCATTATCAGCCTAAGCTCTTCAGGCTCAGGTCGTGGTAAGACGTTTACCTGTCAGACTGCGTTGCGTGTGTTCGGCGACCCATCGGCAGTGACGTTCAGTAGTAAGGATGGCACGACCATTGCCGGTTTGATGACTAACTTAGGTTATCTGAACAGCCTACCACTGCTACGTGACGAAGTAACCGAGATGACACCTGAAGAAATCGTGAATATGGTTTACGACAGTACCCGTCTCGGCGACAAGGAACGCGCTCAAGGCAGCGACAACGACATCCGAGGCAACCGCAACACATGGCGCACGTTCTTCTATGCCACCGCCAACACCAGCCTGTATGACATGGTATCGCAAGGACGCGACGTAGCCGACGGCCCTACCCGCCGTATCACGGAAATCAACATACCCGAACTGGACTATCTACGCGACAGCGACCATGCCCGACGGCTTGCACAACAACTGCATACCATCAAGGGTGTGGCAGGCTACCGCCTTATCGAGTGGCTCGTGAACAACGACGAGGCTGCGCGGACACTGTGGGACAACGTGTTGTCCTATTTCATCAAGCAGCACAACGTGACGAACGAGGAACGCTACTGGGTTAACCACTTGGTATCAGGCTGTGTCGGTGCAATCATCGGCGACCAGCTTGGGCTGTTGCCGTTCGAGCCGTCAGCCATCGTCGCGTACGCCGGCGAGCTGCTTGGGCAACTCCGCGCCCGTGTCGGCTACCGTGTGTTAGACCAGCAGGATTACTTGGCACAGTTCTTCGTGGACAACGCAGACCACACCCTCGTGATAGGCGCGGCGATGGAGGACGACTTCGTACTGACCGTAGCCGAGATGCCACGCAAGAGCGTGTACATCCGCACCGAGACCGCCAACGGCATGGTCTATATCAACCCGTGGCTTATCAAGTCATGGTGCGCCCAACGCCGTGTCGTGTTGGCGGACTTCGAGTACCAACTTATCAAGCGCGGTGGTAAACCTAAACAAGAGAAACGTATGCTGGCGAACACCGCACTTGCAAAATCCACTGACCCGCAGAAAGTGTGGGCAGTACCCATAACCACAGGAGAATCACAATGACCATTATTGTTTATAAGAACGGCGAGCTTGCAGCAGACAACGGCTGCACCCGCAACGACAGCCGAGAGCGTTACAGCAAGATTCGTGTCATGCGCGACGGCGACCGCACCCTAACCATCGGGTACAGTGGCAACATCGATGCCGTCACGCGCCACTGGCGTGAGGTGGTAAAACGTATCGAGACGTGTACCTCGTTCATCGACGATTATCCGAAGATGAACACCGCCGGTATCGCAGTGGTAGCCCCTGACGTGCCTACCGAGGACGCCCCAATCACAGTGTTCTCGTTCAACTGCTTCGACCATACCACGGGTAACGGCGCATGGGTACTGGAGGAAGCCAACATGGTATGCGAGGGTGCGGACTTCGCCGTCTGCTCGGCACTGGCTATCAACCATGTTGCCCCCAACCTGTCGGCGGCGCAAATCATTAAGCGCGTCGCGGAGGTCAACTCTTCCGCCGATACCCGCTTCGGCGTGAGCCGTGTTGCAGTTGTGAATCCCGAAGCCCTATTACCCTCAACCGAATTCTAAGGTTTAACCATGAATAAATTTACCACCTCTATCGTCCGCTTGGACTATGACGAACCTGTTGCGCTGTCCGACGTGCTGCGTATCTCTGCTGCCGACCCTGTAATCAAAGACTTCGCCGGTGTTTGTGGTATCACACACGGCGTGGCGCAACCAAACCAGTATGGTATCCGTCTGCGTGTCGGCAAGCACGTCCTGCCTAAAGGAGCAGTGATGGCAGAAGTCGAACGCCTGCAAGCCGAGGACACCCGTGAGATACCGTCCCGCGAGCTTAAAGAGATTGCGCTGGAGAACATCAAGGCGCGTACACCTATCTCGTATTACCATTACAACTTCCTGTTGTTCCGTACCAAGCACCGACCGGAAAGCGTGTACATCGCAGGCTTTGGTCTGACCGACAAGAAGATGCTTGAGTGGCTGCCACTGACAGATGGCAAGGGTAAGCGCAGGTTGTCGTTGTTTAACTACCCTATCGCTTGTATCCTCGAAGCAGCTAAGTTCGGCGAGCCTGACCTTGACGGCTTCATCTTGGGCGAACGCCGTAAGTTCGTGAACAAGGAACTGGGTGTGTCGGCAAGCGGTGTGGTCGTTAACCCCGTAGCACTGGCCTCTGCCCTCGGCGCGAACACCGTATGCACCGCAGTGGACATCGAGTTGGCCGTCGGTTTGGACGTACAGGTCTGTACCAGCAGCAACACCTTGACGGTGTACTACGAGGGCGAGGAATCTTTACCACGCTTCGACCTGTCGCGCGAGCCTGACGACGTTGCAGCGGATATGGTAATGTACGCGGGTATCTTAGAAACCATTGTTGAGAAAATGGAAAGCCTAATATGAAAACAATTACTCTGAATCTCATTACAGGTGGAATGGTTGAAGTCGATATTGACGCAATCCAACACGTCCAAGCGGAAGCCAAAGGCAGTACCGTAGTAGTACAGAACGAGGGCGAGCCGCCGCAGTCATACCACGTTTATGAATCAATCAGCCGTCTGCGCTCGTTGATGAAATAAAACAAAAGCCCCTACGTCGTAGGGGCTTTCTCTATCGGGCTACGCTTAATCGGCTTTCATCAGATAGCCCAACGTCACACCTGCCAGCGATTGCACTTCTTCGCCGCGCAGCGTTTCATTCAAAGCGTCCTTAGCCAGCAGTTCGGTCAGAGGCGCGTCAACAGTAGTGTCGTCAGACAACTTCAACTTCAAAGTCTTAGTCTTCTTGTCGTACTCAGCACCGGCCAAGTGTACATCCACAGTCGGCGCAGCAGGAGTAGCTACAAACAAACCCTCTTCGGTCGCTTGGATGGCGTTACCGGCAGCAGCGGATACTTTGGCAACCAGCTTGTTGCCCTCAATCGCCAAGCCTTTGCCGATGTCGTTTTCAGTTACAATTCTTGCCATGATTCAATTTCCTTTCTGTTTACAAATGGTCTAATAGTGATAACGCGATGGTAATGTGTAAACCTTGTTGTGCATCTACACGGAAAGTACCACCAGTATAAGGTAAACCATCTGATGTACTGGTTTTACCCAACGACACACTGCGTTCCATCACGTCCGCACTCGTGCCGAACTGCACAGGCATAGACGCGCCCAACGGTTTGCGGTACACCTTATCCGCACGAAGTGTATGCACACCCTCGCCATCAACTGCCACATGAGTGAAGTGGTACACGTTGTTATCGCCGAGCGTAGCGTAGATGCCGTTGTTCAAGTCAGCACCATTGTACAGTTCGTTTTGGTTAAAGTTGTCGCCCTCACCGTCGCGTGGACGGATTTTGAGTTCGGGATTACCGGCGTAATCTGACGGGATAGACAGTTCGATGAAGCCATTGCGCTCAACCGGCGCAGGTTCAGGTGTAGGTTCAACAGTCGCGAACATATCATCTACTAAACCGTAGTGTTTACCATCAGTACCTTTGTAGCCGATGCACACGGCTTCCACGTTGGCATTGGTCGGTTTAGCGAACACCAGTTCGGCGATGTCGCCGATGGTGACGTTCTTGCGCACACCTAAGTCGAACTGCAAAGCAGATACAATCTTAGGCTCGCTTGGGTTGGTCTCGTCCACTTTGACGGTAGTGCCGTCGAGGTCGATGACTTGGATAATTTGCATACGTTGTTCTCCAATAATGTTTAGGCAAAGAAGCCCACTAAGTCCACGACAATACGCCTGCCCACCGGAACACCGCTGATATACACCTCGCGCGTACCGGCGTTGACCCACACCGAGCCGAACGTCTCGCCGACGTACTGACCTGATTCAATCAGGCTAAGTGGTACGGGTGCGTCTGCCGGTAGTCGGGCGATGACACCGTTGGTGGTTGCGGTAGCCAGCTTGCCGTCGATATGTATGATACCCATACCGTCCAGCACTTGCAAATATAATCGGTTGGTCGCGTCGATGGTTCTACCAATGTGGTCTGTAAAGCGGGAGGCACTCTCGTACGTCAATCTGTACTTCTTCAACTCTTTCTTCACACGAACCTTATTACGCTCAATAAGGAAGTCGTCCGTGTGCAAGTCCTCCGGTCGAATAATCTTCATACCATCTCCTATACACCGTGGCCCTATGTGGGCCACGGTTGCTCACTTAATCAACAACCTTGATGTCAAGGTAGTCCCATGCCACGCTATCCGTCGGCATTGCGTCCGCCGCCACGCGCACGGTCAGAGTCTTGCTCGCCTCGTCATAACTGGTAGAGGTCTTACCAGTGGACAGGTATTGCGGCAAGAACAAGCCGTCAGTGTTGGTGAACGTGAACTCTGCTGCCGTACCACGTCGCACGGTGGCCGTGTACTTGTTGGTACGCAGTTGCGGGCTGTCGATGTACTGTTGCAATGTCATGGAACGGCCTGATACATACTGTGTGTCTTTAGCCCATGCCCGACCGATAGATACACCACGCGTGATAGACGACGGTTTAATCACTTCAGGGCGGGTAACTTCACTGGTAATGTTCACGTCGCCGGATACCACGTTGTATGTCCACTCGCGGGATTGCAGCTTGGGAAACTTCGCCCCTACGCCCAATACGACACCCTGCCATGCACAGTCTGCACCGGCAGGGCGACACCACAGGATACAGGATTCAGGTGCGTTAACCACGTCAATCGCATCAATGGTCGGCTGCTGAATATCATCACGGAACGTGAACGTCTCAGTTGCTGGGTCGAACGTACCCAAGTCCACAAGGCCGTGGGGTGGGGTAGTTCCGGACGAACCATCGGCGAACAAGCCCAACGCCACACCATGTGTACCATATACCAGTCCTGCTTGGGGGCTGAACGGAACAGAGCCGTACTCGCCACCGACGACAGTTATTGGGTAAGGTTGTTTAGTAGCGTTGTCAACTGCGGTTCTACCGTCCGCTTGGGCGCGTGCCGATATGCGTTTAGTCAAGCCCAGGTTTGAGCGTTCACTCTCATGCTTCAGTTCGTTGCTGGTAGATGTAATGTCATGCTGGGAAGCAATACCCATATCCGTAGCGACACCGGTGGTAACTACCACTGTGGACGCGCCTTTCAGTTTAATCTTACGACCGGCGAAGCCCTTACCGTCCGTATAGGTATTAGTGAGCGACATGACGCGCTGCGCGACTGCTGGCTCTTCTCCTTTGAACAGGGCAGCGAACTCGGCGTTAGGCGAGATGACGCGCAGGTCGGTGTTGGTAGCGCTGTCGGTAGCGGTAATCAACGGACACTCAGCCGTAGGTTTGTATGTGGTGCGCGGTGTAGCTGTAATTATCATGCTGGTGGTATTGTCGGACACAATCATATCCAAAGAGGAATGCGGGTCGATGTTCGCACCAAACTGCAACGTGCCTACATCTTGTGTTGTAACGTCGAACTCAACCTTAACAACACCACCTTTGGTAATACCATTCAGTTCATACAGCACGTCGGATTTCTTCTCGACACTACCCACGCCCACGGAAGAGTGGGTAACGTTGGTAACGGTGTAGCTGCCCTCCGGACGGACGATATTCAGCGTGGTGTTCTCGTTCGTACCCTCGCCCACGTTGCTGACAGTTACCACAACATGAGTGGTATCGCCGTTTACTACCTGTTTCGCTGACGCAGTGATACCGACACCTACTTGTTGGAACACGCTGTCGGTGGAAGCCAGTTGGACGCACTCGCCGTCCTGACTGGCCAGTAGAACCGTACCGGCTTTCCATACACGTTTAGGCAGCTTGCCGATTGCTTCGCAGTCCAAGCCGCTTGGTTGTGGTTTCGCACGGAGCTTACCGTCCGCAGTCAGTTCCATCGTCTCAGGGTCGTAGTCAACAGCAAAATTGTTGTCTTCCACTTTGATGCCGTCGCCTTTAAGGTCTTCGGCATTTACCTTGAGTGGGCTGGCAGTTGTGCCGTTACCGCGCAGGCCGTCATCAACCGCAACAGGCAACAGGTCGGCAACGTTGACGGAGAACTGCTTGTCCACCTCGCCCTCGGCGGAGGTGGTAAATGTCAACTGCTTGGTTTCCGCGTCGTACTGCACGTCGGACAGGAAGCGGTCAGCCTTAGACTTAGGGATAATGTCGGCAAGGTCGAAGTGGTACTGCTTACCATCAGTGTCTGTGAACACGAACACTGTGCCGGTGCGACCTACGGAGGCCAACACCGTAGGCTCGCAACAGGAGGAAATTTTTTGACATCCTAAAATATGATAACCCATATTGGTCTCCTTATTTAATCTCTTGATTGCCCAAGCTAATCAGCGTAGGGCATGGACACTCGCCACCATTACCGCCGGCGTTTGGTTTACCCTCGGTCTCGGTAGCAGCCTCGATAAACGTAATCACACCAGCCCCCATACCGTAGCCGATAACTGTACCATCTTTGCGTACAGGGACTGAATGCTCAGGGGCGGACGTAGGGTACACCCAAGCCAGTGTCGTACCATCTTTATCTGTTACGGGGACTGTGGCATCAGGGTCGCGCACGTCGTCAGGATGGTATCCGACCACGACGCGTTGGGCTGTACCACACTCGTTGGCCGCCAGCACCAGTTGCGCCGTAGCATGGTATCGCTTGGTATGCACGGTCGGCGGGTTCAAGTCGGGAATCTCGACTTCCAGTTCAGTCTTATCCGACAACGTGATACGCAGCTTACGGTCGATGCGCTCGAACTTGGTAACTACTGTATCCACAAGGTCATTGCACTGGGCAACAGTACGTTGCGCCGGTAACGGCTTGTCGTTGCAATCCAGCAGCCCGCCTTGCAGAGTACCATCTTTGAGCAGTTGGGACACTACGTCCTGCACGATAAGGCGCAGCATAGTGGTATCAGTTCCACAACTCATGATTGTTCCTCACTATTTACAGTATCCGTAAGTCGCTGTTGCTGTACCAATCGGGTAAACACGCCCAACACGCACAACAGCAGCCCGAACAATGGACGGTACTTCTCAGGGATATACTCGCCCAGCATGGATTGGTTCTCAACGAGGTACGGATACAGACCCAGCAAGACCATAGCCCAAACAGACCACATTCTATACCAGTATCGCGCACCACGCACCCATGTAATGTTTTTCATATCAACCCTCTAACTCGAAATGTGGGCCGTCGATGAACGCTGACTTGCCTTGACGCTTACGCGCAGCCACATAATTCTCTACCAGCTTGGTAGCAGGCGTGGTTGTGTCATTCAGCGCACACCAGCAACCGCCCCAACGCACACGGATACCCAGCTCTTTAGCCGCCTTGCGCATGGCTTCGGCGATGGCATAGAAGTGCCCCCAGTGGAACGACACCTCTTTAGTACCATTACCATCGAAGTCGCCCCACGGCAACAGGTCAACGGCATGGCCGAAACCGTCCGCTTGCTGGATATGTTTACTGTTCATGGTACGGCTCGCGCCGGTCTTAACCAAGTACGCTTGACGTGTCTTGGTGCGCAACCCCTCATGGATACTGAAGTCTTGAGTGGTATAGGTAATTGCCAGTTTGACGACTTTTACCATATCGGGGTGTACGCCCTCCAGCTTGGCGAGCGACGCTTTACCTAAAGTGAAACCTGTCATTTGTTCCCTTTCGTGTTTTGAAGTGTTTGTAAAAACTGAATCAACATAGGAATCAGTTGGGGTACGAGGTTATAAACCACATCGACGGCGTACCCAGCCGAACGTCCAACGACTACCCCGATAAGCAACGCACTCAAAGGGGAATCAGCAGGCACATAATGACTTGCACTGGCAGCCGCCATCGCTCCGATAAGCACATCGGTCAGACGGAGAAACCACCAGTCTTGCGACTTTGCCGCAGTACGCAGACCACCAACCAATCCCCCAAAGATAGCCAAGTTCAGCGGGGTCAGCAAATCTTGCATCTTGCCTCCCCTATTAACGCGAGCTATTCCGTAATGTCCTGCCTAATATAGTCAGCGGCGAGCCAACAAATCACACACAGGATAATGTAGGCGAACAACGCCTGTTTATGTACGCCGATACTGGTAAGCCATGCGGCACTGTGGTATGTGAGGACGGCGAGCCACGCCCAAAACGCAGAGGATATGGACAAGACAAGTGCCGATACCCAACGATACTTACACATTCCGTCGCAAAACAGCCCAATGGTCTGCAACACAGCGAGACAGATGAGGCCATAAACCAGCGCAGTCAGATTCAGCGTACCTGCATTATATACCATTGGTAACTTGACAATCGAGTATTTAGCCCCACTTAGTGCGACACAGGCGGAGACGAGGAACATGGTATTAACCAACTCTACCCCGCGTGTGCGCGTGAAAAACACCCAGTTGGCCGTGTCGTGAACCGGACGAGGGATGCGTCGTCTATAAGTGAATTGCTGCATGAATCGCTCCCGTTACCAAAGCTGACACAACCGCGCCGACAATAACCCCGCGCCAAAAAGTACAGCACCAACACCGCGTACTGACCGTCTTGTTACGAATATCAGTCAGGGTCAGGTCGTACTGCGTCTCCGTCCCCCGACATATCAAATCAGCAAAATCGCCTAGAATGTTGTAACCACAAAGCAAGCGTTTGTACCATTTGACTTGTTCCATATCACTCTCCTATTTAATACCGAGCAAGTTCAATTCAGTGGTAGCCTCGGCACGAATCGCCGCCTTGTTGGTACGGATAGTACGCATATCGGCCCGATAATCCCGAACGTCTTGATAACGCCCCTCGGCTTCGGCTTGACTAATCATAGCATTCAACTGCTTGTATGAGTAGCCCATGTCGCTCTTCGCGGCTCGCATTTTCTTATCCGCCTCGGCGTAAATACGCTGCGCTTCCGTCACGGACTGGTCGATGTCAGCGTTGAGGATGTCGAGTGTACCACCTGCGTGGCGTGTGCTGACGTGCAGCTTCTCGCCCATCTGCAACCATGCTTCTTCCGACTGGCCGTCGATGTGGATAGGTTTGGTCGAGCGGAACAGCTCGCTGCCAACGATGTCGGCGATACCCATATCACGGTCGGCACTTGCGTCAATACCACGGGTTACGGAGCGGTACAGACCACCAAGATAACCCTGACCCAGCACGTCAATCTCGTCGCCGGTCATATCGACCGCGCCTCCGGTCGCACCATACAGCATCTCTGCAATGTCAGTACCGGTGCTTGACGCACGGTAGGTGGTACGCTCTACGTCGGCTGCGAACTGGATACGTTTACCATTCTCGTCATAGGCGTGTTCCGACTTCAACTCACGACCGAAGATGTCCTTGCCGGTGGTTAAGGCCACGGCAGGTTGGGCGAACGCAGGCGCGGCGAAGAACATCGCATTAGCCACTGCATTGTCGGTGTTGCCCCAGTGTTGGGCGGTCGTCATATCAACCATACCACCTGCCTGTTCGGTCGCAGCGTCGAGGACGTTGCGCTTGCCCATAGCCACACCGACAGCGTTGTCGATAAGCAGTTTGAACCACCCCATCTCGTCAGGGATAGGGATTTGCACGTCGCCCAGTTTGACTGTGCGGTTGCGGTTGGCGATTTGGTAATACTTACTGTTGCCGAACTCGTCGTCATCCTCGCCGCCTACGTTGGCTACGGCGGCCATGAGCAGCCCGATACCCATCAGGGCCATGCTGTTGCGACCATGCTTGGTCGAGAGGATTTGCGGCAGGGTCGAGAACGTACCCTGCATGACTGCGTTGTGGAACGAGAACATATGGCGAACCATGTTGTCCGCGCCGTGCTGTTGGAAGTTACTGGTAAGGTTCTTCGTACCAAGGATAATGGCCGCCGCCTTGTCAGCGTTAGCTGGGTTCTTGGCTTGGTCGAACAGGTCAACCAACTGCTCTGCCGTCACGTTGCTCGGTTGTGGACCGAAGACGTGTTCGACGTAGGCACGGAACGAGCCGAGGCGCATAGCGGTCTCAGGCGGGTAAGCGATGGTCTCGGCAACACGCGCAGTGATACCACGCGCCTTGCTCACGCCGGTACGCAACAGGTCGGCTTGATGGGGCAGCTTGCCTGTCAGGGCATTGGTAGCGAACGCATCAGTGTTGAGGTTGTCGCCGAATTGCATACCCGCGCCGAGGCGTTGGTAGGCCAACTGCCACGGGTCAGTGTACTGACCGCGAGCCGTACCGAGGAACAGGTTGTGCTTATCAGGCGAGAACAGATACTTCAGGGCGTAGCCGATGGACTTCATACCAACAGCAGGGGCTGACTTGCTGTCAACGTACTGCTCGCCGATTGCGCCGCTGATATTCAGGTAGCCGGTCATGATGTCGCGCATGAGACCGAACACAGGGTACGCAGGGTTCAACGAGGTTTTGAACTGGTTGAAGTAGTGGTTGATACTACCAATCTTCGCCACTGCCGCGTGAGGCTGCTCTTGGCGCAACGCTTTGGCTGCGGCTTTCGACTTAGCCACGAGGCGTACAGGTGTGCCGTTGATGTAAATCATAATGCTGTCCTGCTCGCCCTTATGACTGGTTTCCCAATCCAACACGTTGTCGGCATCCTCGAAGTTGTTGCGCGGAGACACAGGGTCGATAACGAAATGCTTGTTCGGCATACTCATTACCATCAACGCGAACTGCGACAACTCGTTATTGGTAAACGCAGTCTTAACCTCTGCCTCCCACACCTTAGCGGTGTTGCCCAACACATTCTCTACCGCGCTGGCACGACCGAGCGCATGGGCCTTAGAGTAGGCACTGCTGTCATCATCGCGCATGGTTACGAAGAACCCGCCGAAATCAACGCCTTGTGCCGACAGTTCGGGGAATACCAAGTCAAGGTAACCCTTACCACGGTTGACGCGCTCGTAGTAATCCTTGTCGGTCAGCACACCGCGTTCGTGTTTCAGCTTATTCACAATGCGGTTAGTCTCGGCTACTTCAGCCACAATCGAACCAATCTTATTGCGCTCTTCGACCGTCAGGTTAGCCAACGCCTGTGCCAAGCGGATACCGCGCAGGTCGTAAGTACCGGCGTTCGGGTCGGTGGTGTCGAGGTCTTGGAAGCGGTAGCCGGTCACGGTGTAACGCGGACGGCCTGTGGCTGGGTCGAATAACACGCGATTACCATTCACTTCCTGCCAGTGGCCCAAAGACTCGTCGCTGTTCAACAGCACATCGGAGCGGACACGTTCTTCCAAGCCGTGCAGGATACGGTTCACTTTCTCTTGCGAGATACCACTGTCGATGATGGACTGGCGTAGTTTCTCAGTGCGGTCGCGCAGTGACTGCTGTTTCGGATTGGTACTGTTGAAGTTACGGTGCAGGAACGCGCCGGCCTCACTCTTATCGCGCAGCAGGCGTGTGATGATATTGGTTTGCTTGCCGGTAGCGTCGGCGTACATCTGTTCCACCGCCATGAACGGGGTGTAAATACTTACCCAATGGGTACGCGCCATCTCTACCACATCGAGGAATTTATCTAAGATTGGTACATAGTTGGCAGGCAGTTTGTCACGCAACCAGTTAGTCCAACGGCGCAGAGACGGAGACGACAGCCCCATCTGTTGGGCGCGGTTCAATACCACCAACTCTTCAGGTGTCAGGGCGCGGTTAGCCTCGGTACTGTATGTGCTGCCCTCGCGTCGCTCGTAGTGAGCGTTCGGGTACTGTTGCACCAACGCTTCCCATGCTTTGTGCATATCGAGGTCAATGTCGCCAGTGACAGGCTCTTCGTAAATGATACCTTTCGCACCTGTTGCATCGTCGTTCATCTCTACACGGATGAAGTATGCGTCGCCCTTGCGGACTTGCGAGATGATACCAACGTAGTTATCCAAGTCAGAGGCGTTGTAGTAGCTGGTGTTCGCGCGTGACGGGTAGATACGGATTTGTCGCACACTACGGCGGACGTAATCCGCCTGACCTTGTGGGTTGCTTGACGGAGGCACTTGGTTGGCCGCCTGCTGTGCTGCGGCTACTTTCTGCGCGTGGGCTGCGGCTTGCTGTTGCGCCCGCCACTTATGGTCTTTCCACGGGTCGTTGACCGGAAGCAGAGAGTTACGGATTTGTAAGCCCAGTTCGGTCTGCGCCTGCTCGTCGCCTGTACCCAGTTGGGACAGGATGTTGGCCTTAGATGTAGCGTCCAGTGAGTCGAAGTCAGGATAGATGGAACGCGCTTGGTTATGGTAATAATCGCTACGCGCCTGCGCTGCTTCAAAGCTCATGCGTTGACGGTAGGCATTCACTTGGTCGGGAGTACGGATACCTGCGGTGTCGTTCGGACGGCGGGCTGTTACCACTTTCAGGAAGTCTGCCACGTCGCTGTCGCTTGCCCTGCGGTACTTGCCGGTCAGACGGGATACCACCTGTTTCAGGTAGCTCACGATACGAGATACCAAGCTGCTTGAGTTGGTAGAGCGCAGGGCGGCAGGGATGTCCGTATCCAAGCCCCACTCGTTACGCAGGGTGTTCCAGCCGTCTTTCGTTGTACGCGCAGCGTGAATCTCGGCAAGGGCTTCCTCTACCATAGACTGCTTGTCGATGTTGCCATATCGCTCGCCGATACGCGCCATCAACGCTTGGACAAACGGGTTCTCCGCCAGTCGGTCCATGTGCTGGGTGTAGTCTGCACCGCGCAACACTTTACCACGCAGGTTCACGTCAACCCCTTGATGGAGTATCTCATGCGCTACGGCGTACACGAACTGTTGGTTCGTCATGTGCGGGTGGGCAACAACGTAAATGGTGTTCGGGTCGCCATCGACCACATACGCGCGGGCATTGCGGTTATGCAGGTTCTGACTGCGCGGGGATACCCATACCACGTTCCAAGCGATGTCATCGCCGAACGCGTTACGCAAGGCGTTCGTACCACGAGTGATGGTCTGCTGTTCGATAGCGAAATGTTTTTCCGCGTCAGACATCGTATCCCATTCAGTCTGTACACCACGTTGGTGGCGGAAACGCGCGTCAGAGGTAGAGAACTCGCCACTATTTTCCACAGCGGACTTGATTTGGTTCGCGTCATAGGCGACATACACAGTTGAAACTTGTGTATCTGATTGGGCGTGTGAATCGCGCACGTTAGTGAATACCGCCCCGTCTGCCGACTGTTGGGCTTCGCGGGCCAGTACATCCGTTGTGATATAACCACCTTGTGCAGCGGGAAAAGCGTTCCACGGCAATCCACCAAAGTCTGTTACTTGTGGCTGTCTGATATTTAAGAACGCAGGAATAATGTTACGCGCGGACAGCGGGACTTGTGGATACTCTGTATTGGTAACAACGCCGTCCCAGTCCACATATTCCCCTGCGGCTTCGCGTTCGCGTAGATGTGCATACAGCGCGTCGCTGGAATCAAATGTCCCTAAATCCGCTGTAAGGTTGTCGTCAATATCGTAGATTCGACCACGAACCATAGGTTGCGGTGCATAGTTAGAATCCACGGAAGCATAAGACCCTGCCACATCGGGGCTATCCGAGAAGAAGAAACCATCGTTAGTTGATGACCCTGACACCGCTCGTGCGCCACGGTCAAACGCCTCGAACTTACCAGCCGTACCATGATATACAACCAGTGGTTCGCCCGTGCGTGGGTTAATTACTTTAGATGCGTTGGCAGGGTCGTTCTCCCAGTCGCCGAACCACGCTTTGAATTGTGGCGAGCGTACTTGATACCACTGTTGCTCGTTCAACTCAGTACGTCCTGCGGCCAACGCTTGCTGGTACTCGCCGCCAGTTCCTAACTGGTTGCGGAAAAACGGTTTGCCGTTTTGAAGCTCGTACCTACCAATCATGCGCAGAAAGCGCGGGTCGTCTTGCCACCCATCAGGAAAGGCCACCACCGCTGTTGGTGCGCCGTGCTTCTGCATGGCTCGTGCAGTATCATGGACGGCTTGGGTAGCGTCAGGCGTTACCTCGTCGAAGAGGGTCAACTGGAGCTTTTTTGCTTCGGCTGCCGCACCCTCCTGCGAGGCGGCTTCTTTAGTGGCAGAGCGGGACTCAACGCCATCGGTCAAGGTAGCTTCCAAGTCATCGACCAACTGTTGCGCTGACGCTTCGGCAGTGGCTTGGTCTTGCCCCTGCTTCACATACATATCGGTCAGGCTGGCGACAGCGCGGTCGCGGAAGTAGCCAACGTCGGTCGGCTCGTCGCTTGTGAATGCTTCAATAAAATTATTCACTTCCACACGCGCGTTGGTTGACTTCACGTCTTTCATCAAACGCATTACGTCCTTACCGGCAGCACCTGCAATACCATTCTGTTCGAGGACGGTCTTGGTCGAGCGGGTGTTGCTGACGGCTTTGGCCGTACCATCAGCAGGGGCAGGCTGTGCCTGTTCCGCAGTCTTGATTTTCAACAGGTTCTTATCTACCCAAGTACGCGCGGCTTCGAGACGGCCTTGACGTGTTGCGTAGCGCAACAACTGGCTGGCAGAATCCAGCAAAGATTTTTCAGTGGTCGTATCCAACGTACCACTCTTAATCAGGTCTTGGGCGCGTTCCAACTGACCGAGCAACTCGATGGTCGCGCGGACACCTTGTGGAACATGAATGTCGCTACGGTTCAGAATATCGTCAGCGAAACGGAAACCGGCAGTCGCACGTTCGGCACGTTGTTCAGGTGTGAGCAATTCGTTAAGCGCAACTTTGGCTTGCTCGGTTTTGGCGTAATCGGCCAAGCGGTCGCCCATTGCACGTTGTTTGGTCGCGTCAACTTCAGCAGCCATCTCACGGTCAGCACGAGCGGCATCGGTTTGTGCCACACGCTCTTTGTATGCTTGCAGTGCCAGTTCACGATATACGTCGTCAGGCAGGCGTGGGTCGATATTGCTTGGGATAGCCAGCGTAGGGTTAGGGCTTGGCAAGGCCAGTGGCGCAGTAGGTTGCGCTTGGGCTTGAGCCTGCGCTTGTTGCAATGGGTCAACCGTAGGTTGGGCTTGTGCCTGTGGTTGGGATTGTGCCTGACCTTGTGGCTGCGCTACACCGGCAGGGTTCTCGATGTCATACCACATCTGACGTACTTCAGGTAAGTAGGTGCTTGCCGCTTCGTCTCGCTCACGGAGTATGCTGTCAACGTTCGCACGATGCTCACGGTACTTGCCTGCGGCTTCAATGCTACCACTCACGACACCCAGTGTTGCGCCCAGCGTAGCGGCGTTCGCGCCCGCCCGCATAACTTCTTTGATGTCGATGTTGTTGGTATTAAACGTACCATCTTTGCCCAAGCCTTGTGTGGCGGCACTGGATACCATACCGATAAGGCCCTCTTCGAGACCCTCGCCCAGCATACCGCTGGTAATCTGTTTCGTACCGTTGAACACCGCAGACAGTTTGCCCGACTTAGGAACAAGCTGTGCGGTACGGGACATCAGGTACTCGGTCGCTTCGCCAAGCATATCGCGCGTAGCCTTAGATGCTGCGCCGGAGGCAATATCATCAGCCACAGTACGCAGGGCTTGCTCAATAGTGAGACCACTGCCCGACAGCAGGGTTTGACTCAAAGTGGTATTACCTGCCGCAGCGCGACCACCCAAAGCGCGGGCAGCCGTACCCTCTACGGTGTTGAACAGCTTACCGCCGAGATAAGTAATACCACCTGTCAGCAGACCGGTGGCAGCAGCCGTAGCCAGTGCGTCGTCAGTATATTGCGCTGTGTTAGGGTCGTATGCACCCTCTTGGCGAAGTACGTCCATTGCATTACCCGAACCCTCGATAGCGGCGGTGCGTACCAGCATGGACGGGTTCAGGCGTTCAGCAGCAGGCTTCAACACACCCGCAGCGCGACCGAGTTGTGCGCCACTGGCTCGGAGTACATCATCAGCCATACCGAGCGTGGCTTTACTCACGCCTTTAGCTGCGCCTTTGACAATACCTTTACCAACGGCAGCAACACCCTTACCGACGAGGTTCAGCCCTTTAGCACCTACCACAACACCCAGTGCGGAGGCCAGTTCGTCGAATGCAGTGGTGGGTTTATCGCCGAGAGCAAGCAGGGTCTCTGCCACACCGCTGGCTTCAGCACGAGCGCGAGCCGCATCTTTAGAATAATCAGATTTCAAATCGCCCCACGCGGCGCGTGTGGCAACAACAGCGTCATCAATCTGCTTGTCCCAGTTCATCTTACCATCGCCGAGGCCGGTAAACTCCCACGCTTTTTCCATTGCGTAAACAGGATTAATATTACCGAGAGCGTCTGTGTAACCCGCCTTGTCCATACGCTTCGCGCCCTCATACGAGGCAATGTTGAGCGTACTGGCAAGGTCGGCAAGACCGCCGACGGCACTGTCCGCCAACGAGTTACCAATATCGCCAACCGCGCCCCAAAAGCCGCGTTCCTCTGTATCAAACAGGTTCTTGTTGGTGCTGACTTTTACCACTGCATCTTTGACCTGTTTCTTAATTTGGTCTTTCTGCAAGGCATTCCAGTTCTCTTCTTTGGCTTTAACGTCCAGCCAGTTATCCAACACTTTGCGATTCCACAAGGTCGCGCCGTTCGGGTCGATACCATGTGTACCATAATTGAACTTGTCAGCGGAAGCGATGAACTCGTCAGCCCACTTGTTGCCGGTGGACATGGTGGCGGCATTAGCGGCGGCCTGTTGCTGTTGGGCTTGGGCCTGTGCCTGTTGTTGCTGCGCCACATACGCGGCTTGCTGTTGGGCAAGCGCGTCCTCCATTGCTTTCTGTGCTTCGGCGATACGCGCTTCAGACTGTTGTTGCTCAAGTGCCAACTGCTGACGAGCCGCCTCGTTGTCTAAGGCGGCTTGTTGTGTCATCGCGGCTAAGTTGTCCAAGTATGATAATGCACCAGTGTTGTATGGCATTTTTAATCCTTAACTGTAATAGGCTGCCCAGTTAGGCTTCGCCACATTGACGAAGAAGTCGTCTTTAATGCGCGGCTGGGTCGGGCGTTTCTCGGTCATTATAGCCTCAAGTTCCTCTTTACTCAAAGGGTCTAGTACGAAATCTTGTCTCGTGGTAGGAGCAGTAGGCGACGGAATCTTAGGAGTAACGATGGACTTGTCCGTCATACCCCCCACTGCGCCTGCTGTTGATGGTAATTCCGTTGGCGCGGTCACGCCGGTGGACGCGGCGAGCATCTTGTCGAACTCTTTACCACTGCGCTTCGCTTGGTTGTACGGACTGGAGGGCAGGCTCGCCCACACGTTGCCCAGCTTGGAAGCCGCGCCACGAATGTCGCCTTTGAGGATAAGGGGCATGACCCCGCTGTTTACCATCAAGCCGATGGCGGCGAGGTCTTGATTCATGGGGCTGAAGTCGTTAAGCCCGTACTGACGTGAGATACCGTCCCACGTCTTTTGGATAATCTGATACCGACCGGCGGCGGTAGAACCCTGATGCTTGCCGGAGTTATCGCTGAAATTCCATTTGCCCGCAGCGCGTGGGTGGTCGGCGAAGCTGGTAAGCTGGTTCGCAACTTTACCACCATACACTGCATACGGGTTCTTCGCATCGTATGTACCCTCGGTACGGGACAGCAGCGTCAACATCTGCTGCACATAGGGGTCGGCTCTATAACGTTCGAGGTCTTGTCGGGTAGCCATAATAGGTGTTCCAATCTGCTTGCGCTACATTGTTGTAGAAGTCATCGTTGGGTACAGCGACCGCAGCCGCGCGTGGTTCGGTAAGCGACAACAGCTTATCTGCCATCTCTTGCTCTTTTACCAACTCGGCAAAGAAGTCCTGTTGCGCCGCTGGTTTGGCAGGTACAGGAATATCGGGTGTTACTGGCGCAGCGACCGCTGCGCCAACAGGGGCGGCTTGGGCGTAGTTACTCGTGTCGCCAACAGGCGCGGTAGGCGCAGTAGGCGAGGCCATTGTTCCCGCTTTTGGTAGCCAAGCGCGATGATAGGATTGATATGCCGTACCATCGGGGCGCATAGCCATACCATTCTTGATGACGATGTAGTCCAAGTGAGGGCCAGTCGAGCTACCGGAGTTGCCGGTGCGCCCGATGACCTGACCCTGCTGTACGCGGTCGCCGACCTTGACGTTCACATCGTATAAATGCGACTGCTGGGTAATCACGCCGTCGTCACGCTGGATGACTACTTGGTTGCCGTACTGCCACTTATTGCGTTTTTCTGTACCATCGTTCACGTTGACAACGTGGATAACCTTGCCCGACATGGGCGCGAGCAGCTTTGTACCGACGGGTACGGCAATATCCACACCTGCGTGACTGGTACTAGACTTCTGCCCGTGGGATGTGGAGAACTGTTTGCGAGGGCCTACCCACGATGTGATTCGATAGCTGTTGGTCTGTACAGGTGCGCCCAACCCTAGACCATAATCATAAGTGTACGCGGTCATAGCTTACTCCGTCGGAGAGGTAGGGCTGACATACATATCGGTCAGGGCTTGCATGATGCGCTCTTTGCGTGGGTCGCCGTCAGGCAAGGCTTTCAACGTAGCGAGCATAGTCCGTGCCGCTTGGCTGTCACCATTGTTACCCGCAGTAGCTGCGCGGGTTGCCGCATTCTGCTGGCTCGCGTTGGCGCGTAATAACTGGGCTTGCGCCGTCAACCGCTTGTTGAGCGCATCCAATGCAGTCTTCTCTTGGTTCGCTATCTGCGCACGTTCGGCGGCGAGTTGCTTCTCGGCAGCCTGTTGTGCGTTGAGACCAGTTTGGATGTTAGCCTGTGTAACGTTGTATGAGGCGTTGGTTGGAGAGCTTGAGCCATTAATCACGCCATACATCGTACCAGCGAGAGGCGTACCGACCGCGACATTGTTCGCCGTGGTGTACACATATTTACCGTCGGCGGTAGGTTGGGCGGAGTTGATACCATTGGTTTGAATGTCTGCTCCGTATGGGTCGCGTACCGGCGTAGCCGAACCGCCAAAGTTGATGGCTTCTGTAACACGGCGTTGTTGCTCCGCGTCAATCTGTGGCAGGATTTGCGTCATCTCATAGCGGTTTGCCAAGTTGTAATCGCCACTCTCCAGCAGCTTGGACTGCACTGCCTGCTTCATGGCAAGGTCGAAAGAGATACCATTTGCTTTGGACAAGGCATGGGCGCGGGCGCGGAGGTTAGGGTCGTTCATCGCAGCGTACATATCGTTCACGTCCTGCGCCTTAGTCGCGGCAGACAAGGCCGCTTGGTTGCGGGCGTGTTGTCGATTCATCGCAGCCAACATAGCGTTACTTACCACAGGTACTGCGCCTGTTGCGGCGGCTGCCGCATAACGGCGACCGAAGTCAAGGGAAGCGTCGCCACCATCGAGGGCATCTACACCCTGCGAAGCGATGAAACGAATGTCGTTCTGTTGTGGGCGTAGCTTAGGTACATCAACGCGCGGCAACGCCTCAACCGAGACGATGGACTGCGGGGCAGCTACCTGTTGGGGCTGGGTCATGGACGCAGCTTGCGCCTGTTGTTGGGCCTCTGCCACCGCAGGTTGGGCAGCGGGTTGTGCGGTTGATACCACTGGGGCAGTACCATTTGCCATGTTGCGAAAGCGTTGGAACACACCCATAGGGTCTGCCGGTTGGGTGTTCGGGTTCAGGTACATCGGGACGGCCTGCGGCTGTGCAGCAGGTACGCCGACATAGTTAGACGGCAGTTGGTACAAAGAATACCCACGCAGGGTATCGCCGAACTGCATAGGTTGCGGACGCTCCGCTGCCAACAGCGGCGTACCTTGATTGGGTACACGGTTAGGGGCGAACAGGGGTCTGCCCTCTAAACCACTACCGCGATAAAAACTTGGGTGTCCTACGGTTAAATCTTCAGCCATGTCAGCCCCCTATTAAAATCCTGTAAATTGATAACCGCTGTCCATGACAGGCACACCTGTGTAGCCTTGCGGCGTAGTGTACGAGGTCAGACCAAACTGTTGCTGTTGCGATGGGGTCAGCCGTTGCGTACCGGTAATTTGTGGCGCAGTCGCAGCATAGCCACCATACAGAGCAGGCAGTGTAGGCTGCGCTTGCGATGGGACTTGCAGGGCTTTCGGCTGGGTCGCAGACAACGCTTGGTCTTCGCCGAATACGAACTCTTTACCGTTCTGTCCGGTGTTCTGATAGCTGCGGAGGTTATCCTGCATATTTGCCGTAAAAATCTGCGCGGCCTGCGCGTTCAACGCCTGCTGTGCGTCGCGGGAGTCGAACAGGTTTTGTAAGCCTTGCAGACCGTAAGCGGACGCAATCGCATTGACCTTGTAGGGGTCAACGATTTGTTTGTTCTGAAATTCGTTAAACGCGTTCTGCGTGTTCAAACCTTGCAGCATGGTGTTCTGCCACGCAGGACCAATCTGTCCCAACTGTGAGAAGAAGTTACCACCGCTGCCGAACCCCATAGACGGGGAGTTCATGCCGATAAAATAGCCTGCCATTACTCATTCCTCATAAGCGTCAGGGGCGACCGCTAATGCGGGCAGCCCATAGTAAGTGTACGGGTCTTCGCGGTCAGACGTAAGGTCGCGCACCATGTGCGCTGCTGCGTCATATAAATCCCCGCGCGTAGGGTCAATCCCAAGCACAACAGTATCATACCATTCTTCTGCTTGGGGTTGTTCGGTTTCAGGAGGGAATAACCCCTCCATCGGGTCGTTGGTCCACATGATTAGAACAACGCGTCAAGGGAACTGTCGCCACCGCCGCAGTCGTTTGCTTTAGCCGCAGCCGGCTTACTGTTCCATGCGAACAACAAACCGGTAATCATGGTCGCCAGTGTACCCCAGTCTGCCATAGACTCTTTCGCTGTTTTACGCAGGCTGTCAGCCAACCATGCAGCGTTCTGCCCGTGCGATGCCAACAGGTCTGCACCCAGCTTAAGCGAGGTCTGTGCGTCTGCCGTGTAGCTGGTGTACTGTTTGAGGCGCACGTCGATAGCAGTGGTGTCGTAGGCACGAGCCGTAGCGTTTCGATTCTGCCGTGTTTTTTCCATAAGCTCAAAGGTCTTCATTTTGATGTCAGTATCATATTGAAGTTTCTTCAAGCGTTCTTCCTCACGCAGCTTATTCGTCTGCGCGATGATGGTATTCTGCGTAGCGACTGCCAACTGCCCGCGCACGTCGCAATTCCAGCCTGTGTTGTAGCGGTTATTCATGCGGCAGATTTTATCCATCTCTTTATGCGCCGCAGCCTCCGCATCCGCCGTCACACGCGTGAGGATACCATCATAGTCTGTCTGCCAGCCACACGCAGACAACTGGCAAATCTCGTCGGCCTTGTCATTGATACATGGCTTCAACTGCTCGCCATAGGCGTACTCAATATCGCCGCGCTGCCAGTTGAGTGTGTTGCGTTTATCGAGGTCGTCCATCGCCCCGTCCGCTTTACCACGCAACTTCGGTACACGGGCGTTCTCGATGTCCGCCATCTCTTTCATCTTCGCCATCACATCGCGCCATTTGCTCTCTGCGCTCTTGGCCTCCTTGATGACTTTCTGACTGGACAGCTTACCAATGATGTTACCAATGACGGACGACAGCGCGAGCCATCGACCATCATCACGTTTTGGCGGGCGCGGATACTGGACGATATGCGGGGCGGTTACGGCAACAGAGTTCGTACCGGATGGGGCATTTTCCTTAATCTCTACCTTGTTGTAGATTGGGGTGTCCTCGGTCTTGCCGGAGGAGCTGCCGCCACTTTTGCCACCGCTGTTCTTGTTGATAATAGTCATACCATCTCCTATGCGTGACCGCCGTCATTCTGTAAATCGTTATGGGATTTCTGCAAGTGCAGTTCCCGTATCTCAATATCGCTTTCTACCATAAACGACCATTCGATTGCGCGTCTGCGTTTCTTCAGCATTACCGGCGCAAGGTTGCGGATAGGTCGGGTATAGATTTCCTCGCCGTCAGCATACAAGCGCAGCACAACGCGTGGCGACAACTCCATCAGGTCAGCCATATGCTCACGCGCTTCAGGGTGGGTGTCGAAGAACTGCACAGGGTCAAGGCCACAATGGGTGCGCTTCCACACGGCGAACTTAGTGCGTAACTGCTCAAGCTGGCGATACTGGCGCGGCAGGTCGTCGCTGACGACTTTGAACACTGTCGGAAACCAATAGGCACTGTTCACTTCGATACCTGACTGCCAGCGGTAGCGCATAGGCTTGTCGCCCGCACCCCACTTATACACGCCAAACCCCATCAGCATAAGCATACCGGTCTCAGGGTGGGCGTAGGCCATCTTAACTGGTAGCGTCAAACGGCTCAGGCTTGGGTTGCGACGCTTATCGGTAGTAGGTAATACCAACAACAAACCTTGTCGGATTGATGCGGAATCGTACCACATAAACACTCGTTGGTCGTAGCCGGTAAGACGCATGGTGTACGGGTTATACCCCTGCCACTCACGCTCGGTCATATAGTCCTCGGTCATCATGTTCACTGACGTGCCTGTGATACCAACCAAGCCGTTCTCGGCAGTGTAGTACACGCCGCCGGCGAGCGTACACCAACCGAACGGAGACAATGCAGGATACCAATACTCAAGCTCTTTGACCGTCGTCTGTGCGTCATCGCGCACGTTAAGGGTGTACGGATAACCGACAGTGCCTACCACGTTGTCGAAGTGAGTGTCGCCCTCTACACGGGTGGTGTGCGAAGCGATGAATTGAATCTTGGACGGCAGGGTTACGCGTGTCGCAGGGCGGTACGCGTGGGGCAGTCGAGGTTCTGATACCCAAAACTGATTGTTCGTCCACACGATAGTCTGCATATTGCGTGTGAGGGCCACGCCGTCCAAGCATTTGTTCGGCGGCAGATGGTCTTCCGTAGAAAGCACCTCGCCTAAATCCTGCGGACACTTATCGTCGATAAACGTGTTATCGGCAATGACATCTTCGTCCACATACAACCATACCGCCTGACCGTCACTGGTGGTGGCGGAGCGATACCATCTGCGCTTCACTGCGTTCTTTGGCGGCGTGTTCGTATCTACTACGATTGCGCCGTCGCCGTTCTTGATGTCAACCAAGTTCGATACAGGACTGGGCGCACTTTCTTCGCCACACTCGTTCACATACGTTACACGGTAGCCGCGCACTTCGGGCGCGTCTCCCCAATCAGAGCAATCGCCGGACTGTTCCATGTCTGCGCATCGGTTGTCCCACTTGGACACACAGCCCCTGTTCGGGGCTATGGCGACAGTAGGGGCTTCGGCAGGCGGGTCGATACCAACAAGTGTCGGGCCTGTACCGGCGCGTACCATGCGTGATGACAATCGGTACAACTGCCCGTCGCGGACGAACAACACCGTGTCAGCCCCTGCGCTCTCGCGCGGGTCGCGTACCCAATGTACATCTTGGGGAAACCCAACCATATAGTCGCCGACGGGGATTACCATCTTCGCAGAAATGGGAGAACCCCGCTCGTCAACCGCGTTGGCGAACAGCGCAGGGCTTCGATGCGGGCGGAGCATACCACCATACAAATCAACATTCTCGGCAAGCTGTGCGTTCCGCGAGCCTAACGCCTGCGGTTTCACTTTGGGCATCTCGCCGCCGAAATCCAAGAATCTCATTAGAAGTATCCTAACGCTACGACCCCGCCATTATGCACAAGCTCAATTACAGCCTCGGTGGAAGAGTTCGGGTTATTCATTACCAGCAGACCATTGTCGGGAATTTGCTGTCGCCCACCCAACATTGCGCCGTTCTTGCGTAGGTACACTTCGGCTTTCGCAGGCCCACCGATGTACACGCGCCCATTGGAATACAACATGGAGAACGAAGCAGTCTGCCCTTGCGGGCCGCGTGGGCCTACGGTACTACCGGCGTTGAGCTTGTTACCATCGGTCAGCGTTACTTCCAAGTTGCCGTCAACAATGTTCATATCAGCAATACCGACACCGGCCACGGGTTTCCATGAGCCGATACTGCGCTTCACGCCCTCGCCGTTCGTAATGAATAGGGAGAACGTACCGGTAGCTTCGTCGCGTTCCATACTAATCGCGCCTGCGTCCTCGCCTTGCGGACCGGCAGGGCCTTGTGGGCCTTGAGGGCCTGCGTCGCCCTTTTCGCCTTTCTGACCTTGCGGCGGGATAATCGTACCAATGGTGTGGGTCTTGCCTTTGTTGTCAGTCCACTTCAGTGTGTTGGTGTCATCAATAGTAATACCAGTCACGCTCACGCCGTCTTTACCATCAGCACCGCGTTCGCCTTGTGGACCGCGCTTACCTACACCGGCCTCGTCTTTACCTGACCCACAACCGCAATCGCCGCCCATATTCAGTTTGGTGCAATCCAAACTAAGGGTGTTCGTCTCACAGTTATAGACCAATGGGTCTTCCACGTTCAGACCAATCTCACGCGCCAGTGCCTGCACATACTCCCGACCGGAATCGAGATAGGTCACGCGGGCATTGCTGGAGATACAGTCGCAAGGGTTAGTGCGCTCAACCGTCAGGTCGTCGCCGTCACGCGCGATGACGCGCATAGTCTCACAGCATTCGTTGTCGCAAGGTTTTACCACAACAAAGAAATACTGCCCCTCGGCCAGTGGTGGGAATGCGTTGCCTTGATTGCGCATGAGGTGCAGCTTAGTGTCGGAAGTACCCAGTGGATTCGACGTGTACCCATAGCCGAGCTTGTCGCAAGGCAGGGTCTGCAATCGTTGCTTACAGGCGTTCATGTTCTTCCTTAATCATCTGTTGGACAAGTTCACGCAGGATACTGCCGGTAACTTCAGTGCGGACGCAGCTACCAAAAGGGAATGAGGTTGCTGTCGTACCATGTTGCCCGCGCTCAACGTGCAGGGTCAAAGTGCCGGTACGTTGCAGTTTTTCGGTGTGCGTGTACTTAACTACTTCGGTCATGTGGCAGGCGGAGATAATGAGGTACGCGTAATCGCCCTCGCGCATCTTGTTCAGCTTGTCAGACAGTCCATGCTCATTGGATACCACCAACGAGTTCGAGGTCGAAGCGAACGCGGCAGACAGTCTGCTGTCAACAAAATCAACATGGGTTACTTGCATTTCTTCTCTCCATCTACCGCTGTAATTCGACCATCTTCGCCGATTGTGATACAGGTGCTGCATGACAAGCAATAAGTACCGGCGGCTACGGTTGTCGGGGTTTGACCCAACGCGCACTGTTTGGTGTACTCGCAAATCTGTGCAGGATTCCATTCAATCTCAATGCAACTGTTCGGACTCCACGTCTGCGCCACAGTATTATCCTGACCGCGAACAACGTGCAGGGTATCCCCTTTTACCGCCATCAGCTTGACGTGTTCATACTTGCCGTTGCTACGGATAGTAGCATAGCAGTAATCGGTGTCAGGGAGGCGGAAGCGCAGGCCCTCGCCAAAACCCAAAGGAATCTCGGTCGCCTCGGCAGTCAGGCTTTGCGCCAGCTTACCGTGGCTAGACCACTTACTTACATTCAGAGCCATTATCACAACCTCCGCACTCCGCTTCGGGAGCAGTCTGTTCAAAATCAGGCGTAGCAACGCAACCCTCACAATGCGGAGGTGCTTCACATGGCAACTGCGCCAGCTTAACTTCTTCTGTTACCATGCGTGTCCAACAACCGCGTTTGCGGAATAAAAGGGTAAAACACTCACAGTCATTCACAACCACATCCGCCTCGTAGTAACCGGCAGGCAATTGTCTAAATTCTTCCGACCAAACGAAACACACGTTGCCCCTGTTGTCCACACGGGTCGGGCATTCTTCTACCAAGACACGGCAGTTACCCTGTCTGCGTACTCTCATTACGATGGCGTAAATATGCGCCGGCACTTTTGTGATGTCGCACCCGACATACTGGAACAGTGAGAAACAACGTTCGCACTCGTCATCACTCAAACACACCGCGTCTTTCGCACGGACTTTCGGCGGACACTTCGGTTCGCAGGGGTTGTTGCATGGTTGGCAGGTATCGACGCAATCGAAGTCAGGCTTCGGCGCAAAGCACCCGTCATCGTCATGACAGGTCGGCTTGAAGTTATATAGGGTCGCCATACTTACCTCACAGGAAACAACCGCCGTGCATGAACATTGGTCGGTTGGTATGGTTTTGGAACTCTTCTGCGTGGGCGATATTTATACCACGCAGAAACTCTTTGTTGTAATACTGGGCGTATGCCGCCGACTGACTGTCGTTTTCCATCGGAATCAGATACAGCGAAGCCAACACACCGTTCAGAATATCGTTACGATACTTGCCGAAGAAGTGGTGCGGAATATCGCATTCCTGCCCTGTCGGTGTCCATGAATAGACCACGCAATACTTGCCGCTGCGTACACTGCCGCAGCCCTCGAACGAGATGGCAGGCTGCTCAAACTGAAGCTCTACCCAGTAGCCGTTACCGAAACGTTCTTCTGCTGGAAGTACGACACACCAGTTGCGGTCAAGTAGCGGGTGGCGGTCAGGGTCGTTGGTGGAATGCACAGACTTAATCTGAACGATAGTTCGACCATCAGGTAGGTCAATCACATAATCATTCGTACCACACTCCGCGTCAATGTACGCTTCGTCTTTCAACAGGTGTGTCTCACGGAAGAATCGTGAGACTGCGTTGAGAATGGCGTTCTCGATAAAACTGCTGGGCATATTGGGGAACGTGACGAGAGCTTGATTCTTAAGCCATTCAAACCAATTCATTTCTTAGCTCCAATCCTCAATTCAGGAACGCGGGTAACGGCGTAGCGGTTGCTCGCCTGCTTCGCTTCCATACCCAACAGGGTAAACGCATTATTCCAGTGAACGGCACTGCGGTCGCGGGACGGTACGCTCTCGGTGTCAACACCCCAAGCGTAATACAACATAAGCTCGAAAATCACTGGGCGCAACTGTGAACCTAAATCCACATCGGAATCGAGGCTGTCAATCTTAGGTGGACTGAAGCACATCAATTCCAACGTGCCGGTCACGCCGTCGGGTACAGGCGGGTCAACATACAAGATGTTGTTGTCGTTGGGGTCGTAGCTCCAACTGTCCATCTTATACTCGGCAGACGTAGCCTCCGCGTGGCAGTCCTTGCACCCTATCTTACCAACGAGGTGCAGGGCGTTCTTACTGGTTTGTCGAGGAAAACTTTTCACACGCCCTTTGTTATCTGCTTGTCCCAGCACGGACGACACATCATGACACGCTTCAGGTACGGTTTGCAGACTGCCTGCTACCAATGGCATGGACGTGCGCTTGATAAACTTCTCGCGCTGGGCGTTCGCAACAATCTCCACCGCCAACCGGAAGTAGTGCAGTAAGTCATCTTCCGTCCAATGCTCGAACGGGAAATCAGGGTCTTGGTCCACCAAGTAATTGCTTACTTCCTCGACCAGTGCGCGGGGAGAAATCATTACTTACCTTTCTGTGAATTAGGCAACACCGCTTTCACAGCGGCCTGTGCCATCGGTACATGAGGCATGGCGTTCTGCGCGGCGACATCGGCTTCACGTTGGGCAACTGCGGCTTCCGCCTGTTCCAACGTTTCCACAACTTTATCTGAACCATCAGGGTTCAAACCTTGAGCGACATGGAACTTTGCCCATGACGCATTAACTTCTTCCTGTGTGTACAGCGGGGTCAGTCGCTCACGCGCTTGGTCGGAAAAACGACCACTTACCACAGGCAACGATACATAGCCGGTTTCATCGGCATAGGCAATAGGGGTATTGCTTGGCATTTTTATGTCCTTGTTTGGGGTATAAACGCCTTGATTTTAACGTACTAAAAACCCCACCGCAAGGGTGGGGTTTGGTTATAACCTACTCGGTTACATACATTCAGGTTCAGGGTAGGTGCTGTCGCAAGCAGGTTCGCCACAAGTGCAGCCACGAACGTCGAGGAAGTCAACCACTTCAACGAACGCAGAGATACACGCAGCGTCGATACCGCTACCGTCAACAACGGTCATGCGGATAGAACCATTGCTGCCCAAGTACGCGCCCAAGCTGGTAATAGCGGTAGTCGCGCTGTCTTTCTTGGTAACTTTACCATCGCCGTCTGAATCTTTTTTGGTGCTGGACTTGGCGTTTACGGCTTTGCCGAACTCCAATACGGTGCGACCGATTACAGACAGGTCGATTTCTTCGGTTTCATCAACCAAGTTTTCGCCGTCATACAGACCAAACTTCACTTTACCGGCAGTGGTAATCGCGCCTTTTTCATCACGCGCACCTGCTTGTTTTTTGTTGTGAACAACCAACGCATCAACGCGGCTGTCCGCAGACAACAAGTGGGTATGCACGATGTCGCCAGTGGCAAAGTGGCCCTCCATTTCGCGGAAGCGAGTCCACTCGCCTGACGCGCCGTCATACTCAAACGGCACAACGAAGTGGCGGTTTGGCAAGTGACCGGCGTAGCGTACCAATGGGTTGCTGTTGTCGGCAATGCGGGAATGACGATAGCCTACATGACGGGCATCGCCACCCAAGAATAACTTGAATACTGTCATGTCAATGCTCCTTATGCGGCAAAGTCAAGAGTTGCGTACAGGGTAGTGATGGCTTCAGGATATAAAACCTTGAAGTCGTACACTTGCAATGTGCGCCAGAACTGACCGAAGTGGTTGGCAACTTTTTCGATATGTTCGTTTTCGGTAACTTGCATTACGAAACCAGTTGCGTCTTTGCGGCCTGCGAAAATGGTGTAGGCGATACGACCACCCTCGTTGCGTTGCGGCATATTGTTCGAGAAGATAATCTCGAAGCCCAACACGTTAGGGATTTTAGTACCCAAGATGATGGACTGTGAAGTGCCGGCGGCGCAGGCGTTAGTCAGGATTGGGTTGGCGAAGAACAAGTCCATTGCTTCGACCGGCAACACAACATACAGACCGTTGGTGTCCACGTTTTGCTCGGACAGTACGGTACGCATTTGTGACAGGTAGCGAACGATGTTGTCTTTAGTCAGAACAACAGGCGCACCAGCCGCACCAAAGTCAAAGGCGTGAGAACGACGACCGGCTTTTCGACCACGGTTGCAAGCGGCGGCAGCCAAAGGAACTTCGGTCAGCACTTCAGTGTCGATACGTTCTGCCAGTTTTTGGGTCACGTCGGCTTGGTATTCTTTCAGCAACGCAGGCAGTTCGTCGATAGAACGAGAATCCAGTTTGTCCAACTTGATGTTGGTGTACAACGCACGGTTCACGTTCATTGTGATAATGCTGGTGTCGAAAGTAGAAACTTCCAACTCCATGTTTTTGATGTACTCAAAGACTTCGGCTTCAGGAGCGCGGCGGAAGATAACTTCGTCGCCCTTGTTGCGGATTTCTTTTGGCACAATATCTTGGCTGGTAATCAAGCCGCTCACAGTCATACGATTGAAGCGTTTTAAGAAGCCAGCCGCATATACTGGTTTAGTCAGCGCAGACACCAACTGTGGGTAGCCACTCGCCGCTGCCAGCAAAGGTTTGCTCTGTACAGGCATAATTTTACCTCATGTTAAAAGAGAGTTAGTCCATTACCGCTACACCGTTGAGTAGCGCAGTATTCCAAGCGTCTTCGTATTTAGCGAATTGCTCAGGCGACATTTTGCCATTGGAGAAGTCTTGCAGGGCGCGGTTATACGTTGACAATTTCATGCCACGTTTTCCTTTAGGCTGGGCGGCGGTAGCCTGTTGGGAATAGTTAATTGCATTGCTTCGGCCAGGGGCGGTCAGTTGCTGTTGCGGAACAGCTTGTGCAGGTTTGAATCCTGACAACAAATCAACAACGGCATCTACGTTGCCTGCGGCTTCTGCGTTCTGTACCAAAGCTGCGCGGGTCAAACCGCCGGTATTAGGTACGACTGCGTTGTAATACTGTGCATACTCCGCAGTGTTTACCGCATCGCGCAACCACGGTAATTTGTTGGCGATGGCTTGGTTGTACTGCTGACGCGCACTGATAGCGCGGAGTTCTTCTTGCTGTTGCACTTGGGCTTGGAGCGGTTGAACGGTCTCATCAAACTGACGGGCCAAAGGATTCAAGCGTTCCGCCTCAAGGCGTTGGGCAATCTCTACGGCCTTACGCGCGGCAATAGCCTCGATAACAGGCAATGAACCCGCATACGCGTCGAGTTGCTCTTTGGATAATTCAGGTACTTCGATACCCTCATACCACGGTTTCTTGTCTTCCGCAGCAGGCTTCTGCTCGTAAGCGCGGAGTTTGGCTTCCAACTCTGCCACGCGGTCCTCGTTCGATTTCTGCGTAGCGGCGAACTGCTGTTGCAACAGTGCTTGGTTTTGTTGGAGGATGGCCGCGATTTCAGGTGTGATAGACGGCTGCGGTTGGCGTTGTTGCTCGGCTACTTGGGGTTGTTGGCCCTCAGTACCTACATCAATATTACCACCATCGCCGACGTAATCGCTTACATCGTCATAGATTTCATCGTCTGTGGGCAGGATTTGCTCCTGCACAGGCGCAGGCTGTTGCTCTTGCGCAACGCTCTGTGTTGGGTTTTGCTCTACCACTGGGGCGGCTGTGGGGTTGATACCGGCGGAAGTCAACGCTTCTTCGATACCAAAGAATGAATCGGTAGGCATAGGTTATTTGTCTCCAGTTTCTAAAAGGTCAATGACTTTCTTCAACATGACAACCTGCCCACGTTGGTGGTCATCCGCTGTGCGTGTCTCATACAACTCACGCTCGATTACCAACTCTTGCTCAAGCAAAGTAATCAGAGCCTCGAAGTCGCGGTTGGAACGCAGGCGAGACAACCCATCACGAGCGGCAGCTTGGTCATCTGAAGCAATAAGTCCAAGTCGTGTACGATGATTCATATCATTTCTCGCAAGACGAAATGCGGTCGATGTACAGGGACGCTGTATCACTTACCACACCATCAGGGTAAATACGGTAATAACCCGCCATGTCAATCATGACTGGGTTGTGATTCAAGTCGAGTGTGATAACCTTACCACAAGGGGAGAACGGAATATCTTTCGAGTCCTCCATCGCGCACTCGCTATCAATGACGCGGTGGACGATGAACTTATCGCCCTCTTGCAAGTCAACACCGGAGACCACCGCGGCACGGCATGGGGTCACTAAAATAGCTTCAGGCTTCTTCATTCTAATTCCACCTTACCCGTGAACAGGGTTTCCAAAATATCCTTAACCGCAGCAACACGCATACGGTTCTCTTCGGAGGCAGTCTCGGTCTCGTTGACAACGCGGCTGTCATCCAGCACTTTCAACAAGATTTCTTTAATCGGCGCAGCGTACGCCGAACGCTGAAAGCCCATCAAGGTACTGGCTTCCTTGCGACTCAACTGAATCGCGCGACCTGTACGTTCGGGCAGGTTAAGACGGTTCGCACTCATGCTACACCTTACTCAAGTAAATGGAGGCGAAGCTGTCAGTGACAGGTTCTACCATTAAGGTTAAGTCAATCACGTCGCCTATCTCTAGCGACGCAGCCTCTTGTTTGCACACAGTTATATCATATACGCCTGCCGGTAGCAAGTGAGAAGCCCCACAACCCAAAGGGAATGGGTACTTAAACTCACGCATATCACAACCGTTAGGGCATTCTACCACGCGCTCAACTTTAATCTGTACGCATGGCGTACCATCATCGGATGTCGTCGTGTGCAACATAAACGGGGTAGTGAAAGGGCCTACACGCACCGGCGTGAGTTCCTCGATGTGCGGATACATTTTTGAGGAAGAGCCGACCTCAATCGGCTTGCCCTCCACCACCATAGTGATAACCGTAGAATCACATTTAGATGTAATCATGATTAGACTCCGTTAGCGGCGGCAATAGCCGCTTCAGCATTAGGGCTGCGCCCCTGTAAGTCAGGAACACCAGCGGCAGGGTCTTGCGGCATAGGCGTACCAGTAATCTCGCCAAAGGCTTCTTGGCGGTCGAAGTCGGGGAAGATACCCTCGGTGGACAGCCCTTTGTTCTTGAACATGGTGTACAGGATGCGCTGAACAGCAGTAGCCGGAACGATGGGTTGTTGGGTAGTCGGGTCAACCACGCCGACCATACTGGAGATAGACTGCAACGCCCACTCAAGGTCACCGTTCTTGCTCTCTTGCTCCATCAGTCCGGACACGCCACGCGCATACACGCGGATGTCGCCACGGATGTCAGGGTCGTTACTGGTACGAATCTCGTAGTTGATGAACTCTTGGACCACCGGCTCAATCAGGCCGGACTCAATCATACGCAGTGCCTGCTTAATGGCTTTGGTGGACTGGTTCAAAATGATGGACACGCCACCGGCGGTACGGCCCAACGTACCCAAACCTTGCGGCGAACCAAACGCCACACGGGGGATACCAATCAGCTCGTAGCCGTAACCCATGAACTTGTCGAACAGGGCCACCAGCTCGTTGGACAACGACGGCACAGTATAGAAGCGGTATGCCGGTGCGCCGCTTCCGAACGTATCTTCCTCTACCACACGGATGGTGTGCGGAATAATTGCGTTCGGCGCGTGGCCGTCCTTGACCGCGCCCTTGCGTACCTCGCCGATAGGACCACTGGAATACTGCATATTGCGTACCAACGCGCGGACGGAAGCCGTACACACACGCTGGGTATCGCGCAGCTTCATCGCGGGGGACGCACCCCAAAACGAACTCGGCACTTTCTCGAAGCAGGCTTTATAGAACGGACGGCGGCCCAACGGGTCAGGATTCAACAGACACTTAATCACACGCCCACCGACGACCCACACCTCTGCCTCGGATGCACCGTGCATTTCCTCTTCCGCGAACTGGATACCATACTCGGCGAGCAGGTCGTTGCGGATTCGTCCGTAGTAGCCCAAAGCGTCGAACGCGTCCATGTCGGTCTTATCCCCGATGTCTGTATCAGAGATGTCGTCGTCATCCACAGAACCATACGGTAGGGGTGCGCCGTTAGGGTTCGCCTCGAACACCTCGGCAATCACATCCTCGTCATAACCGGAAGCACTGCCCAACTGGAGCAGCTCATTGCGGGTCAGCCGACGGCGTTCGATGACGTAATCCGCAGACTGAATGTCGGTTGCATAAGGTGCGGGGAAGAAATCGAACGGCGAGATGTTCTCGACCTGACGCACGGTCTCTGTTGTCGGCGACACGGTTGTACCATCCCAACGCATGACGGTGCGTGTGTTTACCGCAGGGGCTTTCATAATCGCCGCAGGGTAAATACAGAAGTGGTCGATGAAGTCGATGAACTGCGCCTCCCAGTCTGCGTCGTACAGACGGTCAGCAACGATGGTGCGCAGGCGTTCTGCCGCCACGCTCGCCTTGCGGTTCTCTTCAAGTTGGACTGCCGCCCGCATCTCGGATACTTGGGCGCGTACAGCATTCACGTCGCCACCGTTGATGGCGATGAACGTCTCAAGGTCTCGTTCTACTTTCTCAAGTAGGTTCGCTTCCACGTCTTCCGGAAGCTCTACCACTGGTGTGGCGTTGATGGTGTAGGGCTGGGCTGTCGAGCCGACAAAGATGTCGCGTATCAGACCAACAATATTCTTCACGATTGGGGAACTAATATCCATAACGATGTCAGGCCCGTCCCCAGCAGGCGCAGATAATGGCTGCCCGTTCATCAACTTGAGGCAGTCCATCATATCGTTATAGTGGGGCATCTTGGCTTCACGAGCCTTACGGAAGCGTGAAACGACCATATCGCCCAGCGTGTCAATAAGGCTCTCGTCCATACTTAGCCTCGTGCTGTGCCGTTGGACGCACAACCGGTACGCTTACCGTTGCAACGTGCTTTCTTGGTAGTCATGACGACCTCCTTTGGTTGGGGTTAATCGAACAGTGTGAACCCCATGATACCAAAAAATAACCCGACTGTGGAAGTCGGGTGTCTCAAACCTGAAAGGATGCAAATATGAATGCAATCATCATATAAAAAAAGAAGCCCGCCTGTCAAGGCGAGCCGAGTGTTGATTTCAAAGAATGGATGAGCGCGTAGTGTACCAAAAAAGAAGCCCACCGTACAAGGGTGGGCGCAAGCCGTTGGTTTGCAGATTAGACCGTCAGGGAGTAAAAAATGAGCGAAATCAGAAATCACAATCTGTGATGGTGCAACTATGCCATAGGGTTACTGTATCTGTCAACACCACTCTATCTCTGTCTCGTACTGTGCCACGTCATCGTCGCCGGTGGACATGACTAATAATAGGCCCATCGCAATGTATTGCAGCGAGTCGCAGTTATGTACCAACACGCCGTTGGCGTAATACTCATTGTCCGTTTCCACTGTCAGGTTGTACACCGACACTACGCTGCGCTCTCCCCGCTCGACGCGCACGGATACAGGCTTACCCTGCATACCATGTTGCTCGGTCTCGCCGTCGGCGATGTTACAGCACACGGTGCTGCCCGCTAAGCTGTCAATAGTATGGAAAGCACCATTTGCGAACACAGGATGGTTAGGGGTCGCCGTCAGTTTGATACCACCGATGTCGTACTCGAACACCTCGGCACTGGGGTTCGTCATTGCCGCTGCCAACACCTTGCGCACACCGGTGCGCGTGAACACCTCGTCGCCTACACGGATATGCTGAATCGGCACACTACCATTAGGTGTTGCAATCATAGTGTCGGCAGCGAGACACAGGTCACTAACCCAGCCGATGTGCGACTTGGTTGGTGTGTCGGCGGTACGACCACCGCTTCGGTTCTCGTAGATGTAGTCGGCGGCCAGTGCTTGGATGAGGAAGCGGCAGTTGTCGCGGATGAGCAGTCGAGGCTTGCCGCCCGTGCCGAGTGAGGACATGAAGCTGCGCACCGCAGCCAGTCGAGGCTCTAGCTTGTTGCTGCGTGTCGGCGCGACGATAGGCACACCCTCCTTGCGCAGCACGTCGAACGGGGACAGGTTGATGTTCTGACCTCCGACCATACCGGCTGGGTCGCCGTAGGCCCTGACGCACACACCGTTGGGGTAGTTACGCTTGAGCGCAGGCCGCACCGTGGAGCGGTAGAGCTGCTCCACGCTCATATCCTCTCCCATGAACTCGTCCAATACCATGAGTGTACCATCCGACAGCAGAGTGCCGACGATGCAGACCGGTGTGCGCCCGAAGTCAAAAGCGAGGTAGTAGTCGCGTAGCTCTTTGGTGTTGACCCGCTCTGATGGGAACGTATGCACGTCCCGATGGAACTCAGGGAATACCACCTTGCCGTGCTTCACGTCGGCGAACTCGCCCAGCACATAGCTCTGAATCTTACCCATGTCGGGGTCGGCGAGCATGGCGTAGTAGTAACCATACCCTTGCGCGAGGTTCTGAATGTTCTCCGCTTCCGGATTGGGCAACCACTCGTCGTTGGGGTCGTGGCTGTTGGGCCACCCTGCTGGTGGAATAAGGGCCGGCGGCTGGCTGAACATCTCTACCAATTTCTCGACACCCATCTCACGCGCCACTTTCTCGAACTGCGCGTCGCGCTCGCCGAGATACCATTTGTGCAACCATGACCCCTTGACCGGACCGTTGAACACACCGATGACACCCGTCCTATCGACCTTACCTTTCGTACCACTGGGGTAGCGACCGAGACGGCGCACCAATGCGAATACCACGCTCTCCGGCATCAAGTTCAACTCGTCGCACAGTACCATTGTGGGTTCTGCGCCCAAGAGCTTGTCCTGCGCGTCCTCACTGTCGAGGGCGAGGAACTGCACCTCCATGTCAAGAGCCGTACCATCTTGCAGTCGTGCGCGTACCCGACCGAACGGCTGGCTGCCCTCCGTGACCTGCAACAGCGGACCAAACATATTCTTCATTGACGGAATGGTGTTCGACTTGAGGAGGGCGTAGGTGTTGCGCACGACCAATGCACGGAAGTATCGGGTGTTGTCGAGGGGGGATGGGGTCTGAAGCAGCGCAGAGCGCAGTAACTCCATGATTGCCCAAGAAGTTTTTGCTGAACCGGCAGGGCCGGCCACGAGACGAATCAATGCTTGAGAGTTAGACGCGCGTTTGAGGGTGGGATACTGGTCAAGTGCGAAACCGATATTAAGGCTGCTCATGCTCGATGACCTCCATAGGGGTTAGCTGGGCGACGGAGGGCGGTGTCATATCACTGCCGAAGTTGACGTTGAGTACCATACCACTGAACTGCTGCTCGTTGCGGGGTTTGATGTCGGCGATTTCGGCGATAGCGGCCATTGCCTTGAGCTTGTCAGAGGTTTTTTCTTTGGTGCTGCGGGAAAGCTCGAACAGGTCGCGCAGGTTGGATTCCGACATCAGTTTCGCCTGCGCACGGAGCAGGTCTGTTCTACCATCGCCTATCTTGTCTCGGTGTGCCGAGACCCTTGCGTTGAAGTCGGGGTCGTCGAGAAGTTTTTTGATGTCGGAGGGCGAGAGGTCGTAGGCTGCGCCGATTTCCTCTTCACTATATAATCTGTTGGCGGTCAGCACCGCGAGGTCGCGGGCCAGTGAATCTAAATCTATTGTCATTGGGATACCATCATGGACGGAAAAGTTTATCAGGGGGTCACATTCCCACCTTATACCACTCACGGGGACGGCTGCGTTTTTACCAACTGCACGTTCCTCGCGCCTAACGATTTCGGTAAGGGGTGTGTCTTTAAAGACTGCAACTTCGAGCGTTGCTGCCCTCCTTATTATAATAACCGCTGGAGCAAAGTCGGCGAGGGCGGTGTCGTGGACGGCGGGTACTGGGACTACGTTACATTTGGAAAGGATACCACACTCAAGAGCGGAGGGGGAGGTTCGTACAGTATGGAAGAGGGTGTTACCAAAAATGCAGGTGCTAAGACCAGCGGTAGGGGAATTGAAGTTAAGGGTTCAGGCCATATCGTTACCGGCCAGTCATATGTCAAGATGGGCGACGCAATCTGCGAGTGTGAAGACCAGTGGGACAAACAGATATATGAAAAAGGGTACTTGGGGTTGGATGACGATGGGGTGCGTGTGACCATAGAGGAGGGCAAGTGATGGAAACGTACTATACTAAAGTGGATGTGCAGGCGGACAGGTGGGTGGCGGAGGTCGATAAGCCTACCATCATTGTTGAGAATGAGGAGATGACGGAGGAGGAGTTTAAAAGATATAACCTTGACGAGGACTGCTCATGTGGATAGTATGTCGCTGTCGGCGACCAATGCAGCGGGCGGCACTCGTGTCATTGGGGTAGGTTGCCGATACTACACCACGCTTCGGCGTGGTGTTTTTTATTTTGCCGTCCGGCTCACATCGTGAGTTGGACAGAAGAACGTATCTATACCATCTTTGCCATCGTTGCTTCCTGCGCCGTCCATATAGCTAGGCAGTTAGCTGTGTATATCATCTATGCCGCTCGTTGTATATAAATGGAGGGTTATACCATCTTCGTTATCTAAGCCAGCAGTTATATAAGTATGGAGCTATGCCATCGTTGCCATTTTTTGTGGGTCGTTGTGGATTGTGTGCGACTACCCTTTTTTCTGACGGGGACGGCATCGCCCTCCGTGTTCCAATAGGGGGGACATATTGCCCTCCCTCTCTACACCGTCCGACAAAACCACCCTACGAATAACGGCGCGTTTCCGCCGTACGAAAAATAAAACGGCGGATAAAAATAAAACGGCGGATAAAACGGAAAGTAAAATTAATATGGCGGTTATTTTGCACGGCGTTATATCCTATGCTGGCCAATGCCCCAAAATAAAAGCATGGTTACACAATAACCCCCCTCTTATATAATCCGCCCCTTATACCCTTAAAATCATTAACATCGATAATGAAAAACAAGAGAAAAAATCGCGTATTGCATATAAGACGGCACATACTTATAACACGGCGGATATACGTATCAAATTCAACCCTAACGGGGTACTTATATAAACCGACTGTTATTAACGGGGCATTTAAAAATAAGACGGCGGATATACATATTTGTTAAGAAATGTAAAACACGTCTAGGCCTCTAGTTATAAATTTTTGACTAGTAAAAAAAATAAGGGGCTAATTATATCGCATGCTATATCCCCCAAATTATATAAAAAGGGGGATAAAAAAGTTTGTTGTAAGTCAGTTATATCGCATGTTATTTCCCCCTCCTTATCCGTGAAAAGGGACTTAAGCTATTGATTTAAAAGGAAAAAGTTAAGTCATTGATTTTAAAGGGAAACTGAAGTATACAACCGTCGCAAATGAAAATAAAACGGCAGTTATATGATATGAAATAACGGGCGCGCCGGAGATAAGACCATGATTTGAAAGAAAAAAAAAGTAATAATAATAATAAATAAAT